ATAGAATCTATTGATACATCAAATCCTATAATGGCTACTTTAGAAGGTAATATGTATAACATCTCAGGTTTAACTGAAAAACCTAAAGCAAACATGAACGATCATTACAATACCAGCATTGAAGATATAGATTTTGATCTTTTAGAAGCAAATTTAACATTATTTAAAAATATAAACAACTTACAACATGGAAGAAAATAAAGCATTCATGTCTCTATATGAATATAGAGGACACAAAGACACAGATGGAGTAGGAAGCCAACTCTACCGATTTGCTCGTATTATAGGTGCTCCTAAAGCACATAAAATAGTACCGCATTCAAAATATAACGATGGGAAAATTGAAATATACCCTAAAGAAACAATAGATACATTTTTTAAAGTAAAAAAAATATTTGATAAACCAGAACTTTGTTTTCCGTTTGAAAAAAAAATAGATAAAGAAATGTTTGAAAAACATCGTGAACTTTGGAAAAGTCGATGGTGTGGGGATTCTAGTTTATTAGATACTGATTTTGAGCGTTATATGTTAATGAATGGATTATCTAAAGAAGAATTTAATAAATTAAATAAAAATATTTAATGGAAACTAGAAAACATGTAGTAGTATCACTTTCAGGTGGTATGGACTCAAGCACATTGTTGCTTAGATGTCTAAAAGAATATGATAGTGTAACAGCTATCTCATTTGACTATGGTCAAAAACATAAAGTTGAGCTAGAGAGAGCTCAATCATTGGTAGATTATATTAATTATTGGGAAAACAAAGCAGCCGAAGATGGACAGAAAGCTCCTTATTACCCTATCACCTATCGTCAAATCCAATTAAACGGATTAGTTGATCTATTATATTCAGCTTTGGTAACTGGAGGTGAAGATGTACCTGAAGGACACTATGCTGAAGATAATCAACGCCAGACCGTAGTTCCAAATCGTAACAAGATTTTTGCCTCAATAGTACAAGCAGTCGCACTTTCAGTAGCTAACAGAACTGGAGAAAATTGTGACATTGCGTTAGGTATCCACGCTGGAGACTTTGGAGTTTATCCTGATTGTAGACAAGAATTTAGAGATGCTGATGATCAGGCATTCCGTTTAGGAAATTGGGATGCAGAAATGGTTGGTTATTTTACACCATACTTATATGGAGATAAATTCACTATTCTTCAAGACGGAGAAATATTATGTAAAGAATTAGGTTTAGAATTTGACGAAGTATATAAAAGAACCAATACATCTTACAAACCATACCCTTCGGGTAATTCAGATTACAAATCTGCTTCAAGTGTAGAACGAGTAGAAGCATTTATTAAACTAGGTAGAAAAGATCCTGTAATATATGAAGATGAAACGGGTATAGTTTCATGGGAAAAAGTTGTAAATCATGTTCAAAAAGTTTTAGATAAATCGGCATAATTTTGAAAAAACATGATATTTATAATGGTACCACATAAATTACCATTATGAATGTTTTTATATATTGTTTATTTGATAGAAATGGGGTTCCTTTTTATATAGGAAAAACAAAAAATCCTTTAAAAAAAAGAGAATCCCAACATCAAAAACGTTTACAAAAAGACCTTACTATCTTTGAATTAGATTTTATTGAAGAAAAAGAATGGAAATTTTGGGAATGCTATTGGATAGAACAATTCAAATGTTGGGGTTTTAATTTAGATAACAAAAATATAGGTGGTGGTGGGCCCTCTTTTCATAATGAAGAAACCAAAACTAAAATGAAAAATACCCTACGACCAGGCACATCAGAGAAATTAAAAAACATAAAAAGGCCAGATGTAAGTAACAGATTAAAAGATGTAAAATTATCTAAAGAGACATGTCAAAAAATTTCCCAATCTAAAAAAAACCACCCATGTTATTCTTCTATTGAGAGAAATGAAAAAATTTTTGAATCTAATGTAAAACACTATTTAAAAGACTCTAAAAGAAATAAAAAAATATCTGAAAAACTTAAAGGGAGAAAAAATCCATGGATAGAAGAAATATTAAGCAAACCTATAATCCAGTTAAATAAAAACCTAAACTTTATTAAAGAATGGGAAAGTGCCTCAAAAGCTGCCCAATCTATTAATAAACCATCATCTTCTATTTCAGAATGCTGTAATAAAAAAAGAAAAAGTTCTTATGGTTATATTTGGATATTCAAAGAAGATTACGTATATTTAAAATAAAAAATCATGGAGAAAAACATTAATCACATGCCTGATCAGAAATGGCATAAAATCGTAAGCTTTGTTAAATCTGGAACTAGAATAGTAGGTTACATTCTTTTGCCAATAGATTTGGTATTTGCAACAGGAGTTCTTATATTTAGCGAAATTATAGGAATAATAGAAGAATTAGTATAATGCGCAAATCAAGAATTGAAGAACCACAATATGTTGTCATGAATGACAAAGATGAAGTATTTATAGGAATGCTAGGAGGTAGTTTTGTTTTTTCCCCAAAATGGGAAGAAGCAAAACCCCTTCATTTATCAAATACAAAACTATTAACTTTAGGTGGGAAATGCACTCTAATAGAAAGAAACGAATTTTTTAATTAAACAAAATAAAACAATGAAATATTTACAATTCTCAGCAGCATGGTGTCAACCATGCAAAATGTTAACCCCTATTATGGAACAGGTAAAAGCCAAAGGTATCCCCGTTGAAAAAATAGACGTAGATTCTAATCCAGATATGTCAGCAAAATTTGGTATCCGAAGTGTTCCTACTGTAATTTTAGTAGACAACAGTGGAAATGAAGTTAAACGTACAACTGGAGTTCAAACAGCAGACTTTTACATAAGCAACTTTAAATAATATAAAATGAAAAAATTTCAATCAACAAAATTATTCGATGGATACTCAGCATGTTTCCGTCAATGGAAAGCAGATGGAACACATTGTAGATTCCTTCACGGATATGCTGTATCTTTTAGAGTATGGTTTGAAGGAGAACTAGACCATAGAAATTGGGTATTTGATTTCGGTGGGATGAAAAGAGCAAAAAATACTATAAATGGTATGATGCCTAAAGATTATTTTACATATTTATTAGACCATACAACAATTGTAGCTCAAGACGATCCGTATTTAGATAAATTCAAACAAATGGACGCAGATGGTATTATCCAATTAAGAATCATGGATAATGTAGGATGTGAAAAATTTGCTGAACATTTATATAATACTATTAACGACTTTTTAGTTTTAGAAACTGAAGGAAGAGTTAAAGCAATTAAAGTGGAAGTTTATGAACACGAAAGAAATTCAGCAAGTTATCAAGAAAATTAAAATAAAATATGAAACCAGGTAGATTAAAACATTATGACAAACCCCTACAAATAGTAGAATTATATTACTGTATCCAATCTGAAGGATCTAGAGCTGGTAAACCAACTGTAGCTATTAGAACAACAGGTTGTACTCACAGATGTTGGTTTGGTGAAGGTGGATGGTGCGATTCATGGTATACTTCAGTACACCCTGAAAAAGGAACATTTACATTCAACGACATCATCAAAATGTACGATGATAGATCAGATATTACTGAAATGATGTTAACTGGAGGTTCTCCAACAATGCATCCTGATTTAGTAAATGAATTAACTCATTTTGCTCATGAAAGAGGTATTGTGATAACAATGGAAACTGAAGGATCTCATTTCCTAGAAACAGATTATCCAATTGGATTAATTTCACTTTCACCTAAATTTTCAAATTCTGTTCCTAAAGTTGGAGTTCCAACACCAAAAGGAGAATTAACAGATGAAAAAATGGTAGCTAAACATAATAGTTTAAGATTAAACAAAGAAGCTATTAAACAAACACTAGCTTACCATACCGACTATCACTTCAAACCAGTTTGTAATCCAGTTGAAATGGCTGAAACATGGGAAGAAATTGAAAACTTTAGAGTTGAAATGGGAATACCAAAATCTAAAACATGGTTAATGCCTCCAGGAGACAACCGTGAAGAATTGATTAGAGTTTATCCTATGGTATTTGACTTCTGTACTGAAAACGGTTACAATTTCACAGGTCGTGAACACATCATTGCATATGATACAAAGAGGGGCGTTTAATTTGGCCCCTCAAATATTTTTTCATATATTCAAATAAATAAAGTTATAAAATGGAACTATTAAAAAAATCAAACGGTAATCTTCCCCGTACACAAAAAGAAATAGATAAAATGATAGATAAAGCCTCTAAAGCGTATGGAGATTTCCTTACAGCTGTTGGTTTTGACTACAAAGCAGATAGACAAACTGAAGATACACCTCGTCGTGTAGCTAAAGCATGGTTAAAAGACCTAATTGTAGGATCAATTACAGACGAACCTAACATTACAGTATTCCCAAATGATGAAGGATACAGTGGATTAGTAATCCAATCAGGTATTCCAATTGTTAGTATGTGTGCACATCACAATTTAGCATTTACAGGTTTTGCAACTGTAGCTTATGTACCTGCTGAAAACGTAATTGGTTTATCTAAATTAAATCGTATTGTAGAATGGTTTTCTCGTAGACCACAAATGCAAGAATCTTTAACTCAACAAGTTCATGATTATATCGCAGAAAAAATGGATTGTGGATCAGTAGCAGTTAGTATTGCTTGTAAACATACTTGTTGCTCTCATAGAGGTATTAAACATCCATCTGTAATGACCACAAATAAATTTTCAGGTGTGTTTATGGAACCTAATAACATGATTCGTGAAGAATTTTTACATGCAATTGAGATTAACGGAACTAAAATGAAATAAAATGTCAGAATTAGAAAAATTAGTAGATTTACAAGAACAACTTATAACATTATGGAAAAATCAAGCAATTGATTTATCTATGATGTCAAAAATTGAATTTGGAGACGATGTTATTGAAGAAGCTTTAAAACTTAAAAAAGAAATTCAAGAAACAAAATCCAAATATGTTCCATTTGTTTCTGAAGTAGAAACATTCAATGCAACAATGAACAAACCAAACAACTATACTCCAGTTATCCCAGATAGAAAAGAATGGGAGTTTGTTTATAACTTTATTCTTGAAGAACTTGAAGAATATAAACATGCTTGTGAAACAGGTAATATTGTTGAAGTATTAGATGCTTTATGTGATATTACTTATGTTTCATTAGGTAATGGAGCTATGTTACATGGTCTTAAAGATAAAATCATCCCAGCATATGCTGAAGTTCAAGCTTCAAACATGTCTAAAGCATGTAAAACAGAAGAAGAAGCGATAGCTACAGTAGCTAAACGTAGTGAAGAGCAAGGAGAACCATGCCACTACGAACAAGTAGGAGAACATTTTATTGTTTATAGAACTCGTGATAGAAAGGTAATGAAAAACATAAATTATTTTAAACCTAACCTAAAACAATTTTTATAATATGTATAATAAAAACATAAACATGAACAAAGAATTTTTAAAAATGCAAAAACTAGCTGGTTTAATTACTGAAGGTCAATACAAAGCTAAATTAAATGAAAATGAAGATAAAATAATGGTTGATTCAACTTCACTAACATCTTATATTGATGAAATGATTTCTCTA